TCTTCTTTTTTTTCTGTTAAATCAACTTTTATTGGTTCTTCTATTTTAACATTAGGATCTTTTGATAAGTCTACTTTTGCTACTTCAACTTTTTTACCTAATTGTTTTGGTTTTTTAGGTTTTACTTTACCTTTTAAAGTAAATTCACCTTCTTGCTTGACCTCTACGGCCGCCTTTTTTTCTGCCATAATATAATATAATTAAAAATTAATGTTAAATAGTTGGTGACTGATTGCTTTGAGCTTCAAAGTCTATTGGTAATAAATCATTTTTTCTTTGATCTATCATTTGACTTTGTTGAGTACCAGCTATTCTTGTTCTTTTATCTTTACGATCTTCTATTTGTTGCTCTTTAGTTGTTTCACGTTGAGTCTTCATTTGTTCTAATTGCAGTTGATATTTAAATTCTTCTGCCATTAAAGCTCTCTTTATTTCCGCTTCAGTTTGCATACGTTGTATTTCAAACTGCGATTTAGCTTGTTCAAAGTTTACTTTTTCTGAAGTTAATGCTTGTTGTTTTTGTACTTCAGCTTCTGCAGCAGCTTGCGTAGCTTGAGAATTAGCAGCTGCTTGTTGTTGAGCCATTTCAGCTTGCATTTGTCTTTCTCTTTGTAATTTACGTCTACGTTTTTGTTTTAACATTTGATTAGCTAATGATAAATTACGTATTTGACGTATTTCAATAGCATCTTCTAAATCTATTCCACCACTACCTAAAGCTACTTGTATATTCTGTTCTAATTTAGCTTTTTCTTCTTCATCTGGTTCTAAATCTAAAAATATACCAAAATCATGTAGATTTAATTTATCAACTTGTTCTAATGTAGCTGTGTTAAATATATTTAAACTATCTCTTAACGCATTTGCAGTTAATGGATATTCTAACATATCTTTCATTTTCTTAGATATGTTTTCACACATTCTTAATGTTAAATATAAACTTGCATTATTAATATGTTTAGTAGCTATATTAGATGCTTGAGCTGCAATTTTTTGTAAACCTACTAACGTGTCTTTGTCTGCTAAACTACCATCTCTTGCTTCGTTTAATCCGGTCACATCTCTTATCATTTGTAAATAATAATTATATGTACTAATTAAACTTTGTATTTTTGCTTGACCAGATCCTGATGTTAATTCTTGTACAGGTACTTTACCTCTATTTAATTCACCATCTTGCGTAAGTGATCTACCAACAACAGAACCAGTTTGAAAATACATGTTTAAAGCTTCAGCTGGATTATAGTTTGTACCATTACCTAAATCAACTTCTGCTAATCCGTCCATGTCTAAAAATACACCATCTGGTACCATTCTAGCAATAACCTGTTGAAGTTTTAAATGGGTTATTTGAATCATATCAGCAAAACCAGTAATTCTACCTACTGTAGATTCTATTCTACCTTTATAAATTCTAGGAGCACAAATAGCATAATTCATTTCCACTTTAGTTGTATCAGAAAAAGGTCTAGTCATATTAGGACACATGCCCCATTGTAATAATAAATCTGTTCCTAAAATTTTAACTCCTTTATATAAAACCTCTATAGTTCTACCAACTCTTTCAAAGTTATCATTTTCTGGTGGGTTAAAAGTATCAGGTTTTTCAATGGCTTTTATTAAACCATTAGGTGTTTCTTTAATTTTAAACACTTGGTCTTGATATGTTTTATATTCAAAATATAAAACAGGTACTGTACTTTCATCATATGGACCATTACCATAACCATACATGTAACTTCTATTACCTTCTTGTTGTTGTATTTTTTCTAATGTAGCATTATCTAAATTAGGAAATTGTTTAGCTATTTCAGGTAATGTTACCATTTTAACTTCACCAACATAATATATATCTTCAAAATTTGGATCTTCGGTATAAGAATATACTAAATTAGCTGGGTCAACATACTCAACTGTTATACCATTTGATACGTTAAAGTTAGTTTTAACTGCTCCAATACCACATGTAACTAAATCGTAATTTATTCTACGTCTAGTTAAATCCCAACGATTCATATCAAGAACCTGATTAATAGCTTCTTCTTCAGCTATTTCAATACTTTGTTTATAAGATAGCTGCATATGAAGTTCTAGTTCTTCTGCATTTTGAGGCATTTGAGCTTCAGGTATATCTGTGTTAAATAGTTGATCACCTAATGTATCTGTAATACGTTTCATTAAATCTCTTGAAAACATATCTTGCGCCAACATTTCAGCGTAATTTGTTCTTTTTTCTACTGAAACTGGATCTTGTGCAAAAGCATTTATATCATAATCTTTATTAGAAATACCATTTGCAAGAATATCTACAAACTTAGAAATTATAGGAACAGGTTTCCAGTCTAAATTAAGATAAGATAAATCACCATTTATAGATAATTCATCTTTATATTTTTGTGTAGGTTGTTCACCTCTTGCATATAATCTTAATCTATTATAATTATTCCATGTAGTTAAGTATCTATTACCATTAGTTCTGCCCTGCATAAACCATTCACTTTCAATAGCCCTGGCAACTTGTCGCCCATATTCTATTGAAGATTTTTCAGCATCACTAACTACTTGGCTAGGAAATACACTATTATTATAATTTATATTCATTTAGTTTATAATTTTTGATAAAGAACCTCTATTATCATATTTTTTAATTCCTAAATCATAACTTTGCCTTACTATTTTAGGAACAGGTCTATATTTATGTTTGTTACAAGCCATAATAGCAAGACCTGAACTAATAGAAGCATCATGAGTTGTTCTATTATTTATATCAAATCTTGACCAATCATTTAGTGTTCGTTGAAAATAAGTATCACCATATGTATTATCTGACCTTAATCCAACATAATTTTCAATATAACTTTCAATTGCAGACGCGTGAGCTTGTTTAATGTCTTCACTTGAATTAGGTATACCACCTATTTCTCTTTCAGTAACAGAAAGTTTTGTATATATTTTATCAGGTCTATTCATTGCAAAACCTCTATAACCTCGTCTTTTAAAATGATATAATAGTCGTGGTTTGTTATTTTCTGCAAGCAATGGCATACCATAAAATATACAAGCCATTAATACATCTTCAAAAAATATTTCAGCAGTTTGTGGTCTTGCTATATATTCTAAAAAGAAATGATTAGGTGGACAATCTTCCATGCTAAACTTAGTTAAACCATGTAAAGATCCTTTTGATCCTCTTTTATCTACTGTTCCTGATATATCATATGGATCACAACCAAATGCTCCTAGTTGTTCATTTCCAGGATATTTTTTACCTAATTTTATTATTACATTGTTTTGTAATCTTTTAGGTGGAACCCAAGAAATAAAAAATCTACCATTTTTATTTGGATTAAAAACAACTTCTGTATCTTTTATTCCTCCTAACCACTGAAAACTTCCTTGTGTTACCACATTAGTGTTTTTAATATCTTCGTTCCAATCAATTTGCTCGTATATTTTAGTCAAATTAAATAATGAAGATTTAGCTTCATCTCTAAAAGCATGTTCAGTTGTTCTTGGAAATTGTCGATAAAATTCATTTAAAGCGTCTTGATCTTCTTTTAAACCATCAACTTCATTTTGCCAATAATTAATTACACCTAATGTAATTGGTAAACCTTGTGGCCCTTTTACTAAATCTTTCGGTGTTTCGAATACAGGTACGCCATAAGAATCGATGTATCCTTCGTAGTTCCATTCCATAGGTATGAACAAACTATAGAGTCCCGAACGAGTCTGTCCGTTGCGGTTTCTTTGTGTAACGTCTGAATCATTGTATAATTTTTTAAAATTTCCACCACCTTTATCCAAAGCATTACAAGTAGAACCCATCATACATTTACCAATAATTCTACTACCTAATCTTAATGTAGTTTTTGTAACTCGCCAATTATTTAAAATATTGTTTGGTTTTTCCCATTTACCACTTTCATCATGTACTAATAGTTTTAATTTTTCACCATCATAACTATTATCACCAGTATTTTTCCAATCAATAGTAGTATCTAATCCTTGTAACTCTGGTAGTGTTTCATTAGCTGTAAGTTTACGTCTTGTAAATTTACTAGCTGGAACTCTATAAGCTAATTCTGTTTTAGGTCGATCCATACCATCTTGAATCGGTTTAAAAAAGAAAGGATAATTAACTGATATAGGTACAACTTTATCTGTAAACATTGTTTTAGCATCAGGACCAGATTTAGATAATATTCCATATCGTGAATCACTAGATATAGTAGCTAAGTTAACTACTTCTCCTGAAGCCATAAATGAAAAACCTGAACGCCTGTTTTTTAAATAACACATACCATAGCATCTATTATCTGCTTTACATGCTTCCCAAAATATAAAGAATAATCTATTTGATTCTCTAAAATCAGGTTTACCTACATCAATTTTACTCCATTGTAAATACATATAATGAGTACCAGTAATATAAGTAGGTATATCATTATTATAAAACCAAAACCCTTGTTCTCTACGATTAAACTCTGTATCTATATAATCATACCAAGTTTCTTTAAAATCTAAA